GAATGTGGTTCCGGTGTCGTTAACGAAATGATGGGTAACATGATCAACAACTTGGCTGGTAACAAGTCCATGCCACAGACCTATACCGATTGCCACATGACGGGGAACAACATCTTCGTTATCTTCGGGATCAACATGGGTACGTTCAACATGAGTGCCAAGGCCATCCTTGAATACGACGAGGGTCTCAGCAGCATTCATCCTCGCCACTATCCTCAGTTTGCTGAACTGGTTGAACTGGGCGTGAAGAACTACCTGTACCGCAAGTTGAAAGGTCCTGTTAACGAAGCTGCTGTTCGCATGGGTGTTGCCCTGTCGGATATCAAAGACGACATCGCCGAGTACAAAGATGCCTGGGCGAACTACAAAGATTACTTCCTCAAGGTTTGGACTCCTTGCATGACTTGGAGCGACAAGCAGAACGTACACGACGCTCAGCGCATGGGTGTTGCTCGCAGAATGTAAGGGGTGTTCCTATGACCATGTTGTTTGAACCAAGTGTCAATTTCTTTGATACTCAAGAAGACCATAGTTATCTGTCGATCCAGGAAGCAGGGTTTGCTGACGTCGGTGGTATGGAGGCACTCCTGCAAGGGGTGAACTTCGAAAGTACCAATGCCATTCTCCAAGTCTTCGAGAAAATGGGTCAGTACTTGGAGATCACTCCCAAGTGGGCACTGACCCTGAAGAAGTACGTGTACAACTTCATCACTCGTAAGGTGGGGATGCATGACCACATGGCGTTCTTCGGAGCGCCTTACCTCGGCCTGGAAAAGATCACTTTCACCACGGCTGACCGTAACGAGTGGTTCAATGAGATCTTCGACTGTGACGAAGACGAACTCCGTGAGAACCTGCATGCTTGTGCAGCAATCAAGAGTGAGTGGGCCGTCGTAGGTGATGCGTTCAACATGACCGTTCCCTACCTCTTGTTCCGCATCAACAAGAGTTCGTTGAAACCTGATGACAAACACCAAGCCATGGTGGACGTGGTTTCCATGTACCACTACAAGTGCTTGACCAGTATCGTGCACAACGACTACCCCTTCCAGGCACGTAAGGAAGTCGTGTACGAGACCTACAACCGCTTGAGCCTGAAGTACGACATCAAGCGCTACGGTAGTTGGAAAGCCCTCATCGAAGCACGGGCTGAGTACATCATCAACCCCAAGACGGGTATCCACTACGAAGCGTGGTCCAAAATGGACAACGACAAGAAGATCGTCTACATGGTCGGTGACATCCAGAACCGTTTGCGTCGTGCCATCAACGACATCAACAAAGTCTTCCACGATGTGAAGAACAAAACCAACATCGTGAAAGTTGAATCGGCTAAAGTTCAACTGAAGGACGAATTAAGTATCAAGAGCGTGGCGAAAGATGTAACTGCCCACGTCCTGTACTTGGATCGCATCCTCACTGAAGAGAGTTCGTTCTTTAAGGAGGAGCTGATGGAGTATTCTGCGAAAGTTCTCGATAACGTTCGTATGGAAATGTTCCAGTACACCATCCAGGAATTCGCCAAGCGTTATAACAACCCGAAGTACCCTGAGTACAAAACCTTCGCTGAAACCATCGTCCTGCACATGTTTGAATACTTGCACGCCAATGGTATTAAGCGGAGTAACGTGTACGACGTGCTGATCAAGATGCGTGGTGCTTACGGCGCTTCCCGGAGTAACAACGACCAGGTTAAGATCATCCGTGAACTGGGTGACAAGATCGTAATTGACATCACTGGCCGTAAGACCCCGCAATGGGTCCTCACCACCCGAACTGCTCTGTCCCTTTACATGGTAATTCGGGTGATCACTAAAGAACTGTTCGAATAGGAAATCTAGCGCATGTCCCCAGTCCAGCTGTTCCCGGTCTATAACGAGAATTACGCAAAGTTCTTCGTTTCCCCGCAAGTGGTCGCCCCATACGAAGTTTGTTACGGTGAAAAGGACTGCTATGGTCGTGAACCGCACATCTCTCAGTTCTTGAGGGTTCCTCTTAACGTTCCTAACTACCTGGGACTCTGTCAGACTCCTAGCCAAAGTCCATGGACCATGAGTGACGAAATCCGACCGGGGTCACTGCGAGTTGAGACTCTGCTCATCTCCTACAAAAAAGAAGGGGAGACCTACGATTTCTTCATCAGCACCAAGAACATGGCCAATGTTGGGTTCACCCCAAGTCCTCATGGCCGCGTGCTCCATGTACTTAATGCCGCGATCGTTAATTACCCTGGGTTCGAGGTTACTGATGCTTACGGTGAAAAGGCTGGCGGGGTTCTCTTCTCCGATTTTAAAGATGTCGGGTATGAACCTCTGTTCTGGTTTGCTGTAGACGGTGAGTTTAACCGTCAACTTAACTCGTTGGAGATCCAGAGTCGTGTGTGTGGTATCCGCGGTGTTCGAAATATCGAGACCAATGAAATTACTCACATCAAGGATTTCTCATCTGATCTCCTCATTTTGGCTAAACGTATCAATGGGGTCATGATCACTGGCGTGAAAATGGCTCAGGATTTGGTGTAATTACCATGACAGAATTTCTTGATAAACTAGCACGGGACTTTCAGCCGCATCAAGCGTTCGAGATCGAGTTGAATGTTCCTTTGGCATTGTCGAATAACCCCAATGTGGTGATTCCTGACAATGCGCCACCGATGGTTGATTTCGATGGTTATATTTTGGGGGTTGCTACCTACAGGACCCCTTACCCTGGACAGAACCCTAAACGCTTCCAGGCTTTCGTGTTGACCCCCGCGGTTAACCTTACCCCGAATTACCCGATCCTCTCTGGTAACGATGTGACGTTGAACCGTAGTGATGACGAACGCTACTTCATGTCGATGGCCAAGATGATCGAGTGCTACTTGAATACCACTCGTCTGTCGGCACCGGTCTACGAGATCGCTGATAAGTACGAAGGTCGTACTGCGCAAGAAATGATCGACTATTTCAAGCCGTACGAATCGCAACAACTTTCCATTACCCCTACATTTACTCCAGTTTCCAAGTAAGGACAGAAACATGAACATGGGCCAACGCACTTCCTCCGCAGTCGAACTGAACTCCGGTCGTCAGAAACAAAACGACGAAGCGTTCCTGCAAGCGGTAAAGGAGAACGCAGACGAAGTCACCAAGTGGGGTACTCCGGTGAGTATGTTGGAGTTCAGTCCCGCTGCGGAACCAACCATCGGTCTGGTATACCTCAAGCCCCAGAGCAAGACTGTCCATGGTGAATGGGTGATTTTTGATGGTTTCTACCTCGACAGTCGTGGTGGTCGTCCATCCATCGCACTGGCAGTCCCCGAGGTCCTGATTCAAGGTACTTATCCACAGGAAGCCAACGTTCCGGTTACTATTACCAAAGCCGGTGCTGGGATTTACTTCCTTACTCGTGATATGGCTGAGTACTGCCTTTCGAAGGTTAACGAGTCTGGCATTGACATCCAGTTTGCTGCTAACGTGTGTCACGCCAAGACCTTCAACAACCTGCTCGATCAGCTCGAAGATGGCGACCAAGCCGGCCACTTCGAAGACGGTACTGTTCTGATCGTCAACGCCGAAACCCCGGACAAAGGGAACCCGGTAATGATCGGGATCACCGAAGTCCTGGTGAACAAGAAGCTCCACTTGGTTCATGTGGTAGCTGAACTGGACGTCGTTCCTCAGTTCAGTGAAGGAAAGGCACTCAAGTACCCGCATGATCTGATCAATGCGGCTTACTACAGTTCCGAGAAAGTGGCTCGTTACGGTTACCAAGACCGCGTACTTGGTCGCAAGTCGCTGGATAACCTGATGGGTCGTGAATACCCGGCCATGGTTCAGCATCTGACCCGCAGCGCGAAGTAATAGAACCTATACCTCCGGAGCCCCGTTAAGGGCTCCGGAGGGTAGGGTTATTTATGCAACTCGGCGTTGTTCCATCATGCGTTTGTTACGATCCAGGCGAGCATCTTCGATAACTTTGTCGATCGTCATCGAACGTGCTTGATCTGGTGGGAGGTACTTCGTCAGCTTCCGAATCTCTGCTTCCAGACGCAAGGCCAGCAGGTTATCGTTAGTGGTCAACAACTCATCCGTAAGTACGTTGATCTTACTGCGAACTTTCTGGAGCAAGTGGATGATGTGAGGTTCCGTTTCCGGAGTCTTCACACCTGCTGCTTCGTTCATCAGGTTACGGGTTTCAGTCAATGCAATCCCGCTAGGAATGTTGTACAGCGATTTGTTCATCCCCAACTTAATGAACCAGTAGCTCAACAGCCACGAAATGACCAAGTCATCGTGCTGCTTAGCGTCGTGGTCAATCCGGTCTGCTTTCAGCCGCAGGTTAATCAGTTCATCCGCTAGCTTGCTGTACGCCAGCCCGTACCCTGTGTTACCCACCGCTTCGATAATCAACCCGTAAAGTGTCTGACGGGAAGAGCCAGTGGTGAGGAACCCAAAGTGTTGCTTGAACTTCAGATAGAAGTTCTTGCTACGGGTGGAGAACCCAGTGC